AACAAGAAGCAAAAGAAACTCAAGAGCAAACAAAATCCAAAGATCTACAGAAGCTACAGAATCTCCAGAATCTACAAAACCAGCAAAATCTAAAGAACCATTACAAACAAAACCACTTGATGAATTAAATCCAACTGCTGAAGAAATAGAAATAAATGATATTTTAATAAAAGCACGAGCTGTTCGATTAAAAGAAAATATTGAAATAATTGATAAAGAATTAAAACGAGATAAAGAACGACAAAAACATGAACAAGAAACAAATTCAGAACAAGATTTAGTAGATTTTGCGGCGGGGTTTTAATATACTATAAATAATACAAATGGAGGACAAATGATGAGTGATGTACATTTATCAGGCAAAGCGAAAATGAATCCTGCATACATTCAAAGTCATTTACCAGAAATATTACACATAGACGAACCGAAAAGACTTTCATGGTCGAAACGTTTAGCTTTAGTAGTTTTATGGATTCTGCATAAAATTAAGAAAGTTTGAAATTTTATCGTTGTTGGTCTTTTAGCTAAGAAATGATTATTACAGATCCAATTACGCCAAGATGGACGCCTCTTGAATATCATGCAGAACAACAACGATTAGTAAATAGTCCTTGTAGGTTTAGAATAGCTCATGCTGGTAGGCGTGGCGGAAAAACTGAGCTTGCGAAACGTTTCTTAATAAATAAAGCCCTTAACTTTGAATTCCCACAAGGAAGAATGGTTTTTGGGGCACCAACACATCGTCAAGCAGTCGATATTTTTTGGGAAGATGCGCTTGCTTTAATTCCACGATGGGCATTGTTCGGTCAAAGTCTTAGCTCTATATCAATTTCATATCGGAGAATAAAATTATTCAATGGCTGTATTGTTGAAGTTTTGGGGCTTGATAAACCTGAACGAGTAGAAGGTCCACCATTAGATGGTTTTGTTGGTGACGAGTTTGGAAACTTTAAGCCAAAAGTTTGGGGACAACATATACGTCCTGCATTATCAACAAGAGATAGACTTCCAGGATTCGCGTGGCTTATTGGAGTGCCAGAAGGTAAGAATCATTATTTTAATCTTGTAGAAGATGTTAAAGATAAAGATGACTGGGACATTTTTACATGGCATACGAATGAGATTAATCCAGAAGAAGCAGAGAAAGCACGAGGCGACTTAGATACATTAACATACGAACAAGAATATGGTGGTGAATTTGTCTCATTTAAAGGTATGTGCTATTATGCATTTAATCAAGATTTAAATTGTCCTCCAGAAGGAGAAAGGGTGCTTTATAATCCAGCCTATCCATTAGATTTTTGTTGGGATTTTAATCGTATTCCAGGAAATTGTGTAGTATCACAAGAACTTCCAGCTCCTGAATGGTTAGTAAAACGAAATCAAGGAATGGACCGTGGTTTAATAAGTTGTGCAATAGATGAAGTATTTTTACAACAAGATAGTAACACAGAAAAGATTTGTGACATATTAGCACAACGATGGAATCATCATAAAGGTTCAGTTCAACTTTATGGCGATGCGACTGGTGGAGCTAAAAAGAGTAGTGGAGTAAAAGGAAGCGATTGGGATATTATCAAAGCAAAGTTTAATGGTGTATTTAATTATACGAGTAAAGTAAAAAAATCGAATCCAGCCGTTCGTGTAAGAATTAATGCAGTTAATAGTAGAATGGTTGCTGCTGATGGTTATATTGGAACGATAATCGACAGAAAATGTAAGTTTCTCATCCGCGATGCGGAGAGTGTGACTTGTGACGACCAAGGCGATATTCAAAAGAGTGATATAAAAAGTTTATTGACTCATATTAGTGATGCCTGGGGATATAAAATCGCAAGAGTACATCCATTCGGCGGTGGTGTCGCGTATAGTGAAGGAGAGTTTTAATTAATAACTTGAGTAGATCATTATAGTGAGTCTCAATGAAAAATCTTATATATTCAATAGCCGAAAATGGCAAACGCTCCATCGGCATTTCAGATGGACGTTATTGGATTATAGAGGCACAGAATAGTGTAGTTGATAAATTAGTAGTTAAGCATCATTATTCGCATAAGCCAACAAAAAATCGTTTTTTAAGTTTTCTTGTAAATGATGGTAAAGGATTTCTTCAACTCGGATATGGAATTAAACCACAAGAAAAATATACAATTTCGAGTTTAATTACTTCTGGTAATTTTTGTGAATTCGATAGAATGTGGTTGTCAGATGATTTACCAAAGTTTGCAGAGACGAGAGTTATTAGTTTATTACTTTCATACTTAAAACAAGTTTATAAACGTATTAAATTTGTAATAACATACGCTGATGGGTCAGTTCAAAATTTTGGAACAATTTATAAAGCATCAAATGCTATTTCAGTTGGTAAAGTTCCAGTAGATTTTTATGTAATGCCAGATGGGGAACGTATTCATCCAATTACGATTTACCATCAGACAGGAGGGCGAAAATGGAGTGTAATAAAAGAACGTTATAAGGGTATTAAGCATATTACTAATGAATTTCAATATCGATTTCTTTATATTCTCGATAAAAAAATGAGAAAACGATTCTTACTTCAAGAAGATATTGATAATTTTAATATCGGCGAAAAGGCTAAAGAATTAAATAGCTCAGATTTTGCTGAACGAAAAGTAGAATGGGATAAAGAGATTGAATTCTATCCTGTAAGTCAGATTACTGATTTAGAACTTTAAAATGTACATAATTAAAGCAATAACACGCGGCGAATGCGAAACGTACATATTAAAAATTCATTATGCACATAGATGGCCAAGTATAACATGGGCATTTGGGCTTTTTGCAGATAAAGAATTATGTGGTATCGTAACGTATGGAACACCTCCCAGTTCTACGTTAAGAAGATTTATAGCTGGAGATGAAAATGAGCGTTATGTTATTGAATTAAATCGTCTATGCTTGAAATATAATAGAAAATATGAAGCCAGCATACTCATTAGTCGGAGCATAAAATTATTACCAAAAAATAAATTAATCGTTAGTTATGCAGACACTGGACAAGACCATGTTGGAACGGTGTATCAAGCAACAAACTTTTTATATACTGGCTTAAGTACAAGAGGTTGCGTTTGGAAAGTCAAAGGTAAAGAGCATTTACATAACATAACATTATTAGATGAATTTAGAGGTATTCCAGACAGAACAGATAAACTTAGAAAGAAATATGGTAAAGATCTTTTTAAAGAATCAACATCGAGAAAACATAGATACGTTTATTTACACGGGAATCGAACGTTTAAGAAACGTATTATATTAGCATTAAAATATAAGATTCGAAACTATCCTAAAGGCGATGATAGTATTAAAAAATTAGAGAATAATTTTAGTGATTTAGATAATGCTGAAAATTATGCATTAGCTGAAACTTTGACAAGTAAAGATTTTGATGATTTGTTAGTACCAGATATGCAATATGCGGGGGAGGTTTCAAGGGCGAAACGCCCCACTTCCAGTGGGGAGGGGCTGGTTCAATTCCAGCACCCCGATTTAAAACCAAAAATAGATGTTAGTCGATATAAGATTAAATGGATAGGAAGGAAAGAGTGTGAACCATATTTATTAAATATTCATTATGCGAAACGTATGCCATTTATAAGTTATGCTTTTGGATTATTTTATGATAATGAACTTTGTGGTGTAATAACATATGGTGAAACGAGTAGCATGCCATTACGGGTAAATATCGCTGGGCCTGCTTTTGAACATCATATAATTGAATTAACAAGATTATGCTTAAAATATAATCGCAAAAATGAAGCAAGCTTACTTGTTGGTAGAAGCATAAAATTATTGCCTAAGAATAAAATAATTGTAAGTTTTGCAGATACAGGACAAGACCATATAGGTTGTGTTTATCAAGCTACAAATTTCATTTATACTGGATTAAGCACCAGACATAAGCAAGTTAGGTTACGTGGCAGAGAAAATGCTCATGAACTTACGATATTAGCAGAGTTCAAAGGGCAAGAAAATATGCGGGAGAAACTCGAAGCGAAATATGGAGATAGAATATATTACGAGTGGACTACAAGAAAGCACCGTTATATTTATTTCCACGGCAGTAGAAAATTTAAGAAGGATGCAAGGGGAGCATTAAAACATAAGTCACGGCCTTTTCCGAAAAGAGGCGAAACGATTCGCGAATTACAAAACTCTTTTCTCGATGAAGATAATGTTGAGAATTATACGTTTGCCGAAACATTATCAAGTAAAGATTATGCGAGTTTATTAGTGTAGGATTTAATATGGGTAAGACACGGCGACACGAACCACGAGACGGGCAATTTAAGATGTTAAAAGCTTCTAAGAAAAATCGAAACAAGAGACAACGGGCAGAAAAAGCACAATTAACAAAATACGTTCAGCTTGCGAGTAAACATAGAATTAATACATTAGACATAACAGATGGTCGTTTGGCTGCGATGTACATGGAGGAAAATGATGAGCAAGCGGTATAATAGTTGGGATTGGAGTGATTTGTGGGGGATTTGTTTAGCTGCAGCTTTTGTCGGTAGTGTACTTGCTGCAATAATCTATCATTTTATTTGTATAAGTGTATGAGCAGAACAACGAGGAATCATCCAAATGATAAGCGTGCTGGTCTTTATTATAAAGAATCTGGTGATATGGATTACCATTTAAATCATAGAGATCATAAAGAAGGCGACAAACCGCCAAGTTGGTTTAAGAAAGACCGCAGACGAGTGAGACGAACAAAAGTTAAACAAGCAATGAGAAATGGCAGAGAAGCATTACCGAGGTTTAAACGTGACGACCAGTGGAACTGGACATAGTAAGAAAATATTTTGGATTAAAATAATTTTAATTATAGAATGTATTATAGTATCACTTATATTAGGATGGGTGAGTTTTCAATTTATCAGTTTTCTTAAAAGTGGAAGAAGAATGGAAAGCACAGCGGGATGCGAAAACGCTTGCTGAAGCTCATGTAATCATTTCAGACGATTCACGATTAAAAGCAGCTCAGAAAGCCGCAAATAAAATGGCGAAAGAGGTTGCAGATGAATTAACTGGTTTATTAAAAGTTGCAGGAAAACTTGATGACAAAGTTGAAGGCATGCGAGTATTAAAGCGAAATTAAATGTGGTCGTTTATTGCTTCAGTATTAGTATTTTTTCATTTAGCATTAGAGCTTGCTCATTATGTTTATGAATGGTTTGCCGCAAGACGGGGCAAGAATATTTTAATAGATATTCAGAGACACAGAATAAGATCAAAGAAAACTGAAATGTTAATTAGAATGCAAAAAGACTTGACGGCGATTAAAAAGAAATTAAATATTGAAGATGGCTAAGGCTGTATATTGAGAGGATAAAAATGACTCACGAACGGCGAACATTATTAGTTATTATAATTTTAGTTTTAATGAATATTATGTGTTTACTTTCTGGTTGTGGATTGTATCAACGAACAAAAGATTTTGTTTTTAATCCTAATATTCCAGATTCAAAAGAGATTATTCCTGGAACTTCAAAAGGTCAATTATGGCAAACAATAAAAGGTTTAACTCCTAATTGGCTTGCGATACCTGTTATTGCTCTTGGTGCTGTTGCAATGTTCAATGGAGCAACGAAGTTAGGAATATCGTGCATTATTTTTGGTTCAGTTAATTTATTTATGGCATTAGCAACAAGCCGATTCGGTTTTTGGATGGCTCTATGTGGATTTATAGGTTCTATTGCTGCGGTTGTTGCGAGTGTGCTTGCAAAGAATAAAGCGTTGAAGGAAGTGATTTTTGGGGCTCAAAAATTAAAAGAAGAAGTTATTCAAGATATACATTTACCCAGAGCCAAAGAAATTCTTGCAAAACAAGTAAAATCAACAAAGAAAATTGTAAATAAAATAAAATCAAAAGCAAAATTAAAAGGAGAAATGCCATGTGGTTAGTTACTTTATTATTTGTAGTTCATGTTGCTGGAATTATTCTN